AAAGAAATATCAAGTTATTAAAAATGCTTTGTCATATGACTTAGCTAATTTTATATTTAACTACTTCTTACTTAAAAGAGATGCAGTAAGTTATATGTATCAAAACAACATACACTCACAGTCCTCGATCCTTGGAACATGGACCGATAAACAAATACCAAACACTTACTCTTGTTATGGTGATTTTGTAATGGATACCTTATTGATGAAAATGTTACCTGTTATGAAACAACACACCGGACTAGATCTATGTCCTACTTATTCCTACTCTAGAGCATACAAAAAAGGTGATGAACTTAAAAGACATAAAGATAGACCTAGTTGTGAGATATCCTGCACACTTAATCTAGGTGGTGATCCTTGGCCTATATTTATAGATGGCACAGGAGCTGATAATGTTATTGATGAATACAAAAATATACATAAACCTAACGCTCCGGCAGGTACTAAAGTCTTGCTTGAAGTAGGAGATATGTTAGTATATAGTGGCTGTGAACTCGAACATTGGCGAGAGCCTTTTGACGGGAACATTTGCGGTCAAGTATTTCTACATTATAATCATGTAAATGGCCCATTTGCTAGTAAAAACAAGTTTGATGGAAGACCTAAGTTAGGTCTACCGTCAGGTGTAAAATAGTATTATAATGAGGTTATATGTTACAAAAGCTAGGATTCTTACCAGGTTTCAATAAACAAGTTACATCAACAGGTGCCGAGTCTCAATGGACTGATGGTGAGAATGTACGTTTTAGATATGGTACACCTGAAAAGATAGGTGGTTGGAATCAATTAGGTCAAGATAAATTAACAGGTGCAGCAAGAGGTCTTCATCATTTTGTTAATAAACAATCTACAAAATTTTCAGCTATAGGAACCAATAGAATTTTATACATATATTCTGGTGGAGTGTATTATGATATACATCCTCTAGTTAATCCATCAGGAACAACTCTATCAAATTGTTTTACTACAACTAATGGATCAAACATAGTTACAATAACTTTTCCAACTGCACATAGTTTTGTAGCAGGAGATATTATATTATTTAGTGATTTTTCAAGTGCAACTAATTCTAATTATTCAGCATCAGATTTTGATGATGTAAAATACATGGTAACAAGTGTTCCTAGTTCAGACACAATAACTATTACGATGGATAACAATGAAACAGGTTCAGGTGCCACTACATCTGGAAGTGTTAAATATTATCAATACTATCACGTAGGACCACCAGAACAACTTGGTGCGTTTGGTTGGGGTATTGCATTGTGGGGTGGTAATTTATTAGGTTCACTAACCAATACTTTAAACGGTGCATTATTAAATGATGCTAATGGTACAGGTGGATCAGGAACAAGCATTACGTTGACAAGTACAACTGGTTTTCCATCTACAGGCACAAACTATATTCAAGTAGGGACAGAAGAAATTTCATACACAGGTGTGTCAGGTAATGATTTAACAGGTATTACAAGAGCGGTAAGAGGATCAACTCGTGCAGCACACAGTAATGGTGCTACAGTTACTAACTCATCTAGCTGGACCGGTTGGGGTTCTGCTGCGGCTAACACCGACCAAGTAATTGATCCTGGTTTATGGGCATTAGATAATTTAGGAAGCACATTAATTGCATTAATACATAACGGTGAGTGTTTTCAGTGGGATGGTGATGCAACAAATGCAACAGCAACAAGAGCAACTATTATATCAAATGCACCAACAGCGTCACGTGATATGCTAGTATCAACACCCGATCGTCACTTAGTATTTTTTGGAACAGAAACAACTATCGGAGATAAAACTACACAAGACGATATGTTTATAAGATTTTCTTCTCAAGAAGACATTACGGATTACACACCTACGGCTGAAAATAGTGCTGGTACACAAAGACTGGCTGCCGGATCACGGATCATAGGTGCAAAACTTGGTAGAAATGCAATTTATGTTTGGACTGATACATCTTTATTTACTATGAGATTTGTTGGAACACCTTTTACATTTGCTTTTGAACAAGTTGGTACTAACTGTGGATTAATAGGACAGAATGCAGCCGTAGAAGTTGATGGTGCTGCGTACTGGATGTCAGAAAATGGTTTTTTTAGATACACTGGTAAGCTAGAATCTATGGACTGTTTAGTTGAAGACTATGTTTATGATGATCTTAACACTACATCTAATCAATTAGTTTACTGTGGTATTAATAATTTGTTTGGTGAAATTACATGGTTCTATCCAACAGCTACATCTAATAACGTTAACAGAGCAGTTACTTATAGTTATCTAGACTCGACTGCTAAACGTCCTATATGGTTTACAAATGCAAGTAGTTTATTTCCTAGAACAACATGGGAAGACTCATCTGTATTTGGTTTACCACATGGAACTAAATATAATGCAGACGTTGATACATCGTTTGATGTAAAAGGTAACACTGACGGTACTACAATTTATTTTGAACACGAAACAGGAGTTAACCAACAAGAAGCAGCATCCACTGCTGTAGCAATTCCTGCTACTATTACTTCTGGAGATTATGATATTACACAAAAAGTGGTAAGAGGAGCTGCAACTAATTTAGGTGACCTTAGAGGTGATGGTGAAAATATTATGAGAGTTAGTAGAATTATACCTGACTTTATATCACAACAAGGTAGTGCTATTATACAATTAGATTTAAGAAACTATTCTAATAACACAGCATCAAGCTCATCTTTAGGTCCATTTACTGTAACAACTACGACAGATAAAGTAGACACACGAGCTAGAGCAAGAGCCATAGCTCTTACAATATCTAACACTGCAGTAGATACCAGTTGGAAATTAGGAACTTTTAGGTTAGATATACATGCTGGAGGAAGAAGATAGTGATAGATAAAAGAATAAATTTTAGGGGAGGTGGAGCATATCAAGGGGGCAGTGGAGCACCGGGTAGTGCTGAATCTTCTGGTAGTACAGGTAATAGTGGTAATAGTGGTAATAGTGGTAATAACGGTAATGACACTAGATCTAATCCTCATACAGATTCTGGATATTCTACAACATCTACACCTACTAGTACTAAAACTCCTACAGGTCCAACTAACATACATAACGATGATCCAAATGCACCAGAAGCCTATGAAATAATTGGTGGTAAAAAATTTGATGTGACACCAGAAACAAGGGATGACAGAGAAAGAGCAAGGGTTAAACAATCAATATTAGACGCACCTATTCCAAATATAACAGATAAAGGTATAAGTTTTTTTAAAGATGGAAATTTGTTAACTAATTCTTTTATGCCTGGTAATACTCCTTTAGGTAAACCACAATTTTCTATGGGAAATTTATTATTTAACGCAGCTCTGTTTGCAATTAATCCTGCATTAGCTGCAAAATATAGACAAGCAAAATCTTTATACACAGGAGCGAAATATGCAACAAATCTTCTTTCTGATATTACAGGAAAAAATATTAGTAAACCATTTCAGACAGTAGAAAATTTAACTAAAAACATAGGGCTTAAAGATAAAAATGTTATAGAGTCTTTTAAAGATTCTTTAACAAGTAATTTAACTTCTAAACCTAAACGTAAACCTGTTATTAATACAAATACAAGCAATGATGGAGATGGAATAAATTCATTAGAAAATGCAAATGCATTGCAAGATGAATACACAATATTATTACAAAAATTACAAACAGGAAATATCAGTGATGCAGAACAAGCTAGATATGCTATGTTAAAAAATATGTTAGGAATATAATGGCTAAAATAGTACAAACATTAACTAGAGCAAGCTCAGAGTATGAGGAAGACGTAGCACAGTCTTTAGTTAGAGATTTAGATGCGGTGTTGGAGAAACTTAACACTACATTTCAAGAAGAATTAAAACAGGAGATAGAAGCTAGAAGCTTCTTTTTAGATTAATGGCAGTAGTAAACCAATATAAATTTGCAGGCATAGATAATAGTACAAGTGGTAGTGCACTTACACCATTAGGTGCTAGTGTTCCTGCAGTTAATGAAACTGTAGTTATCAAATCTATACTTGTTACATCAGCTGGTACACCCAGTGTAACTGTTCTTAACAATAGTATTACAGCTATTAAATCAGCAGCATTGACAGCGAATGTTACAACAGAATTATTAACACAGCCACTAATAATAGAAGGTGGTAAAACTTTTACAGTGCAATCAAGCACATCAGACTCGTTTGACGTAGCTATTAGCTATCTAAACATTAAGAAAGAGGTGACAACATAATGAAAGTATATGACGCTAAAGTAGAGGAAACCTACAGACACAAAGAAACTGGAGAGGTTTTTAAGACAAGAAAAGACTGGGAAATTAAAGGGTACAAAGCAGAAGAGATGGCGCAAGACGTAAAAGTTATTATGCCTCCTCTTGATTTGTTCAGTAAAACAAAGTAAACTAGTAAAACCATGGGAATAGAAGATATACAAATTTCAGAAGAACTAGAGACTAACGCACCATCTATAAAATATAGTGGTAATGAAGGTCCTAAATCTCCTCAACAAATGCAGGAGATGATGGTGGCTCAACTAGAAGAAGAGTACTCTAGGTATCTTGATGACATGATGGAACAAGGATTAGATCCTATGTCCTTTGAAGAATTTTTACAACAAGCATTAGCTGAATCAGAAATGGCTGGTGGTCAACCATTACCAGATAAAAGACAGATGGCAGCGTATGGTGGTATCATGGGTGTTGATGGTAGAAAACAATATGGTATTGGTTCGTTTTTTCAAAAATATATTAAAGATCCAATTGAATCAGCTTTTACTGGAAAAAGTTATGAACAATTAGAAAAAGAATCACAAGAAAGAGTTGACAGAGAAGATGCAATGTATGGTGAAGGTTATGAAAATCCTCTTGATACTTTGTTTAAGGGTAAACAAGATGAAAAAACAGGTAAACGTGATGATACAGGTTTAAATAAATATATTATACCAGCAATTGGTGGTGCAGTAGCAGGATTGTTTACTAAAAAAGATAAAGATGGAAATACAGTTGCTACTTCTCCAGATGAAACAGCATTACAATTAGCTGACCTTAAAAAATCTGCTAACGTATTAGGTCAAAAAGAAGGATTAGCAGCAAATTTAAATTTTTTACCTGCAGAATCTGCTAGAAAATATTCACCAGCCGAAATGATTGAAGTATATCAAAACGCAGCTAACGGTGGTAGAATAGGATTTAACCTAGGTGGTGGTGCTGACATGGGTGCTCCACAAATGGGGGGAATTCAAACTTTTATGAGATCAAATTCAGGAACTGATTATGTTACAACTGTAATGGAATCTTTATATCAACAAAATCAAGATAAATATCAATCACCAGATGATCCACAATTAGTACAAGATGCTTTAATAATGGTTCAAAAATCAATTGCTCCTTTTAAATTGTCTGAATCACGTATGAAAAACAATTTAAATAGAATCAATAGAGCCGAAGGTGGAATCATGGACCTTGGTGGTATGGAAAAAGATTACAGAGCTGAAGGTGGGTTTGTACCTATAGGAAGAGAAGAAAAAGCAGATGACGTACCTGCAAGATTAAGTGTAAATGAGTTTGTATTTACTGCAGATGCTGTTAGAAGTGCAGGTGGTGGAGATATAGATCAGGGAGCAAAAGTTATGGAGAACATGATGAAACA